AACATAATTGAGCATACCATTTTATTAGTTGAATTTATGGTATTACCCGATTTAAAATTTACAAGACAGGATAATGATCTGTTTTGTAATCAATCTATAAGTGTATTAGATTTGATAGTAGGAACTACTATTCCATTTACATCAATAGACGGAAAAGAATTGCAGGTATCTATCAAACCTAAAACCCAACCTTATATGCAGGTTAAACTATCGGGTAAGGGAATGCCCATACCAAATACTGACAGATATGGAGACCAATACATCTTGATTAAACCATACATACCTGATAATATTAGTGATGATATAGTTCAAAGTATATTGCGTAATCAGCAAAAATAAATATTAAAAGAGAGGCTTATGAATAATTCACCAGAAATTGAAAACATTATTGAACAATCTATTGCTATCGCTAAAGAGCATAAGCACCAGTATGTAACTGTTGAACATTTACTACTGTCATTAGTGTCTTATCAACCATTTAAAAAGTGTTTAAACAGTTTTGGGTGTGAAGTAGACATGATGATAAGCGAAATTCAGGCTTATATCGTAAGTCTAAAGGCTATCCAAAATAAAGAAGAAACTGCGCCGAAAAAGACAAATAGTCTTGAGCGTGTAATGAACCGTAGCGTTACGCAGGTATTATTTACTGGTCGTCGTCAAGTCACGACCATTGATCTATATTTAAGTATTATTGCTGAAGGTAATAGCCATGCTCATTATTTCTTGTTGAAGTATGGCGTTCATAAGCAAGAATTTCTAGCATATTGGCAAAAGCACTATAAGGGAGGAGAGTTTGCTACTAATTTAACTGAAACTCAGGCTGATGAAATCCTTGAGGAATATACTACAAACCTTACTACTCTTGCAAGACAGGACAAGATTGAACCTGTTATCGGTCGTCATAAAGAGATTGATGACATCATCAATGTCCTCGCTAAACGTTTTAAATCAAACGTATTGATGGTCGGTGATCCGGGCGTTGGTAAGACTGCTATCGCAGAAGGTATTGCGCGTGCCATTGTAAACGATGAAGTACCTAAATTTTTGCAGGGTCATGAATTGTATAGTCTAGAAATTGGAAGTTTGCTAGCAGGCTCGCGCTATCGCGGTGACTTTGAAGAAAAGGTTAAGCAGGTACTTGAAGCACTTAATACTAAAAAGAAGTCAATTCTTTTTATTGATGAAGCACATATGATGCAAAGTGCTGGTAGTAGCACTAATGGCAGCGTTGACTTTGCTAACATGATTAAGCCTGCAATTACTAAGGGTACACTCAAGGTTATTGCTTCAACTACTTGGGAAGATTTCTACGAAAGTTTTGAAAAGGACCGTGCATTGATGCGTAGATTCTATAGGGTATCAGTTGATGAACCTTCTACAGATACTACTATTAGAATTTTGCGTGGTCTAAGCACAAGACTTAATGATTTCCATGACGTAGTAATTAGTGAAGAGGCTATTACTGCTTCAGTAGAAATGGCAGACAGATATATCAGTGATAGAAAGAATCCAGATAAAAGTATTGATTTACTTGATGCTGCCTGTGCAAAACAAAGAGTATTAGAAAATACAGGGGCTGATATTACTAAAGAACTTATTTTTGAACAGGTAGAAAAGTTTACAGGAGTACCAGCAGATAAGTTAAAGGGTGATAATCTAGATAAGATTACAAACCTAGAAATCAATGTCAAAAGTAAACTTTATGGACAGGATCATGCTGTCAATGAAGTTCTTGATAGAATTTATGTATCTTTTGCAGGTATCAATAATGAAACTAAGCCTATCGCAAGTTTCTTGTTCTTAGGTCCTACAGGTACTGGTAAGACTGAAATGGCTAAACTCTTGAGTAAAAATCTTGAGATGCCATTACTTAAGTACGACATGAGTGAATATAGCGAAAAGCATACAGTCAGTTCACTAATTGGTCCTCCTCCAGGTTATGTTGGCTTCAGCGATAGTCAAGTACAAGGTGGACGATTGATTAGCGATCTTAGTAAAAATGCTCATGCTATTTTGCTGTTTGACGAAGTTGAAAAGGCTCATCCAGATATCTTCAATATCTTCCTACAGATTCTTGATGAGGGACGTATTACTGGTAGCAACGGCAAACAAGTAAGTTGTAAAAACTGTGTTATTATATTAACCAGCAATTTGGGTAGTGCTGACGGTGAAAGAAATAATATCGGTTTCGGCGATTTACAAAAGATCGGTGAAGATGACAAGGCATTTAAAGAATTCTTTAAGCCTGAATTTAGAAACCGTCTAGACAAGATTTGCAAGTTTAAGAAGTTAGACATGCTGTCAATTAAAAAGATTGTTGTCAAGTTTACTGAAGATGTTAAGAAATCACTATTAGAAAAACATAACATCACTCTAAACTTAAGTGAGCCTGTTGTAGAATATCTTGCAAGTAAAGGGTACGATACTAAGATGGGTGCCCGCCCCTTAGCACGTAAGATTGACGAACTAATTCGTGTTCCCTTATCAAAGAAAATTCTCTTTGAAAAGATTAATAATGCCAGCATCATGGCTTTGCTTGAGAATGATACTATTATTTTTAATGTATCACAGAAAGCAAGTGCTGTAATCGGAGAAGATGGTATTATCCAAGTTGAAGGATAATATTAACTATTATGTTGAATAATATAAAAATTGAAGTAAAGAATAAACTTTACTTCAATAAATTTAAGTACAAGGCCATGTGCACCATACAGGGCGCAGCATACACTTATTACACTCCCGATTTGGAAACATTTATTATTCGTATGGAAAAGTTTAGAGATAACAAACTACGCTATGGTATACGTGTAATTGAAGATGATTGGAAAGAGTATTGGGACGAGGTCAACTTAGACCAAGTAAGCCAGTTTATAACATGGCGTAATACTGTAAGTAAAGACAAATGTATGTTACGCATTCAAGGGGATACAGTAAGTTTTTTCAGTAATGATATTTCGTTGTTAGATACCTTAAAGAGTATTGATAAACACACATCGTACTTTGAAGCAGAGGTTCATAAATCAGATACAATCTATTTTTCAAAAAGCCCTAAATTTAAATATAGAACCTTTTTTAAGGGAAAACGTTGCCCTGAAGATTTTTTTACTAATGTGATAGAATTTTGTAATAGGTATCCAAAAACAAACGTAAGTCGTGGATTACAGGCATTAGCCCATAATCGCAGAAAAAATTATAACAAATTTATATATCTCCATAGCAGTTTTTATGTAGATTATAATGACGAAAGTATGGTTTCCATACTTCACATGTTATTCCCTAATATGGTGGGTAAAACATATAGTTTAGATAAACGCCCGTAAAACAGATAAATACTCTAATAAAATGGAGTATTTATGGCTAAGATCCTAGAGGACGTAGTCCTAATTAAATTTAGCAAAATCGTAAAAGATGCAGAAAAAGATCAAGCATCTATAGCCGGGCCAGATGTCCAACAAGCATTAGAACAAGTTGCACAAGAACTTGTCGGTGACGGTATTGTTGTTGAGGTGGTGAAACCCTAATGAGCCAGCAGACAACATTAATATTATTTCCACAAACTACCTATGACGGTGGCGGTACAGCACAGATTTATTCACTAACTGGTAATGCAGAACCTGCTGCTGCGTATTATTTAGGTAATCAAGACCTGCAAACTATTAATTTAAAAACTACAAACTTTACAGGAAATTTAGTCATTGAGGCTACACTATCAGCCAACAAACTAACAAATGAATATTTTGAGGTCTATAGATTAGATAATAGTGCTAACGCAAATTTAAGCATGTATACTAATATAGACGGAAATTTTGTTTACATGAGAGCGAAAATTGAAGATTTTCAACAAGGTATTGTTAATTTTATTAAAATGAGTTACTGATATGATTTTGCTTGAAGGTGGTAATGTAATATCCGGAGCAAAGCCCATAAACAAGGCTGATTTTCCAACCGCCATCAAAAATCTACAAAAGATACTACCTAAAGGATTAAATCTATATCCTATTGGTAGCGCAGGAAAAAAGGAAGTTAGCAGTGACATAGACGCATTAATTGACGCAGAAGAGTTAATGAAAGCATTTCCTGCTAAAGAATTAAAGTTAAGTCGCAAGGCATTAGAAGATTATTTTAAAAGCAAAGGACTTCAAGCCGCACGTACCGGCGTGAGTGTACATGTAGGTATACCTACTGGGGCAGGTAAAGATATCGTACAAGTAGATTTAATGGGTGTAGAAAATGCTAAAGCAGCACAGCCATTACATACACATGACTACACTGATCCAACGATGAAGGGCGGTACATTACATGCTATGTGGGCAGACCTCGCCAATATGTCTAGCCTGCCAGGACATCAGAGTTTAATGATGAGTCCTTATAAAGGTTTATTAGATCGTGAAACAAAAGAATTAGTTGCTAATGATAAAGACAAAATTGCCAAAATAATTATTGGACCAACTGCCAAAGCAGATGACATGGGCAATCCGTCAAAGATGCTGAAGGCACTTGCAAAATATCCTGATAAATTAAACATGATTAAAAGCAAGTATTTCTCGCAACAGATAAATGAAGCAGCAGATGTAGGTCGTAAGTATCAACATATTGAAGATTTAATTTTAAGTCATGGCAGTCATGGTGGATTACACGCTGTAGAACGTTTACGTGATATGGCAACATCAGGTGGCAGTTTAGAATTAAAATGGGACGGCATGCCTGTAGTATATTGGGGTCGTGATGAAAAAGGTAATTTCATGATGATACCAAAAAATGCATGGGCTTATTTAAAGCGCGGTCAAACACAAACGTCAAGCGGAGCCCCTACATTAACTAAATCACCACAAGATGTTGCAAAATTTATCATGGGTACAGGTAGTAGCGATTCAAAAGAACGTGCTAAATTCGCTAAACAATTTGCTATGTTATGGCCTTATTTTGAAAAGATAAGTCCCAAACAAGGATTTATTGAAGGTGGTTTGTTGTTTTATCCCGGTACTAAACCAGATGGGCAATCTGCTATGCCTGTGTTAAACAAAGAAACAAACACATATGATTTTCAACCTAACATAACACAATTTCATATACCTGTTGATAGTGAATTAGGAAAGAAAATATCTAGAGCAAAAGTTGGAGTAGCAGCGACTGGTTATTATCCAACAATAGGTTCAAGTGATGAGACAAGATTTGCTGATGCATCAAGTTTAAGTACTCCCGATGTGTTAGTACAAGGAACTACATTTGTACAAGAGCCTGTTAAAATTAATACAAAAATGCTTGACAACGTAGAAAACTTTATACAAACTCATGCATCTAAAATTGACAAATATCTAGAACCTAAACCAGGATTAAGTAACCCTGCTTCTGAATTGTATACTTATTTAAATAAACACTTGCGTACCACAGGATTAGCAAATAATTTTCCTGCTTGGGCTGAAACAAATCTAAGTTCTAAAAAAGCGGAAATGATGCTTGCTGATAGGCAAGGAATGATCGCAACATTGGGAGCAATTGAAGCAATCACTAAACAAAAAACTGAGTTAATAAAACGATTAAGTCAACAATCACATGGCGGAGTCAAACAAACGAAACCAGAAGGGTATGCACAGGCACACCCAGGACGTAAATTTAAATACGATATACCTGGACAATTTATTAAAGTAGTTGATCAACCAACTTGGAGTCCTAAAGCAAGCGCCGTAAGAGAAGCAGTAAACACAAATAAAAAGGCTGTGTTAGGTTGGGGTCGTGGCATGGGGCATACTGGTCATGACGCACTTGTGACTGCTGTAATTCATCAAGCAGAGAATACAGGAGCACAACCATTTTTTATAGTATCACGCAGTTTTGGTAAAGACGATCCTATACCACCTGACATGAAGTTAGACATGTATAAAAAGAAATTTCCTAAATACGCAAATATCTTTAGTTTGCCTACAGCTGACAAACCAACATTAAATGATGTCTTAGCCGACTTAGGTAGTAAAGGATATAAAAATGTTGACTTAGTAGTTGGTGCAGATCAAAAAGATGCGTTTGGCTATTTGTTAAAACCAGCAAAGAGTACAGGTGTAGAACCTTATAAGAGTTTTGGTTTAGACAGTTTGAATGTAATGAGCAGACAAGACACTAAGGCTCCCGGCAGCGACCCACAAAGCAAAGATTATCATGAGGGTCCACGCGCTACTCCAATGCGTCAGATATTACTTGATCCAACAAAGAGCGAACAAGAACAATTTGCTGTATGGCGAAATGCAATGAGCCCTTCTATATCAGATGAAGAAGTACTAAATATGATGAGATTAGCAAAAGATAACTTAAAGAACTTTACTTCTGAAAAACCAAAAGGTCGCAAATTGACAAAAACTAAAAAACTACGTGAAGCATTAGACAAGATTAAACAAGTATTGCCTAACGCTTCATTAGAAGAGCAAAAAGTTCTACTTGATAAATTAGTAGAAGTGAAAAATCAACTTCAAATTGAAGAAGCATCTAATCCTGCACAACAGGCTGCTATTGCTATTAACATGAAAAAGACTGGCAAGAAACCTAAAAAGAAGGTATCCGAAACTGCTGATTATTTGCCGGAAAAATAATTTAACAAGCCTCTCAGTATGTAAATATCTTTACAAATTGAGAGGATAACATGGCAAAGAAAAACAAGGCTGAAGAAGCAACAGTACCCGTAGAAAAGGTACAAGAGTTAGTAGAAAATAACCCACAACCAGGTCAAGAGCAGGCACCCCCTGCAGCAAATCAAAATCAAGTTCAAGTAAATGTAGACTTTCTTAAGACTACCAGAGTTCATATAGCAATGCCATGTTACGGTGGTATGCTTACAGAGTCTACATTTATGAGTTTTATTAAGTGGGCCAATACTGCCCGTCAGTTGGGTATCGACTGGACACTAGAAACTATGGTCAACGAAAGTTTGATCAGCCGCGCACGTAATACACTTACTGCCAAGTTCTTAGATATGCCGGACGCTACCCATCTATTTTTCGTAGATGCTGACATTGGTTGGGAACCATGGCACTTACTAGTACTATTGAATCGCAACGTAGATGTAATCGGTGGATTGTATCCAATGAAGACTATGCCTATCAAATGGGTAGTAAACGGCTTTGATGGCGCAGAAGAAGGCCCGGATGGTCTACAAGAAGTTAGCAAGGCTGGTACAGGTTTCTTGTTAATGAAGAAGCATGTATTTGAAAAAATGAATGCTCACCCTGCTGTTAAGCAGTATAAGAACGATATCGGACTAGATCCTAAGTATGACAAATATCTTAAGACTTACTTTGATACAGCAGTTCGTCAGAATCGTTACTATAGTGAGGACTGGACATTCTGTGAAAACTGGCGCGATCTCGGTGGTCGTATCTGGGTAGATAAGCGTGTATTGTTACGCCACTCAGGTAGTTATGTTTTCTGTATGGAGAATCAACAATATTTACAGGATAATATAGGTCCTATGTATATTGATAACAAAAAGCAGCAAGGATTTACGTTTAAAGATAAAGACGGAAATGATGCGAGATAATAGAAGCCCCGAAAGGGGCTTCTTCTTTTGTATGTCATAATCCAAAATATAGATAAATACTATATTAGTTAGGATTGGACCGATGAAAATTAATGAAATTCACGAAAGCACTGTCGCAGGTTCTATCGCAGCAGTAGCAAAACCATTAGGCGAACTTCAGACACGTAGTAAACCAGAAAAAGCGCCTAAGGTTGTCAAGGGTAAAAAATATGCTAACACTATAAGTGAAGGATCAGTTAAGAAATTAGCATACGATCTACTACATATGGATGCTGATGAATTTCAACAAGTTTACAAGCAAGCAAAAGACTTTTTCAAAAAACCTGACGCTTTAACATCACCTAAACTCTCTCCTGCAAGCACAAAAACAGGATCTAAACCATGGCATGATACCGGCTATGTAGACAAAAAAGCAGCAAAACAGTCTGATGAACCTATACAAGAAGATGAATTAAAAGAAGATGATTTAATAATCATGCCGGGCATGATACGTAATAAAGATAAAAGCTTTATAGCAAAATCTGCTGACCGTCGTGATCATGAAGTTGAGATGGCACGTAGTGATGTCTATGCCGCAGCAAAAGATGCTATGCGTATTTTTAATATTTTAGAAAATCGTACAGAAGATGACGGATTAATGGGTTGGCAGCAATCATATATTACACTTGCTGCTGATTATCTAAACAGTGTGGCTGATAGTTTAGAATATGATAGTGTCGCTAACGAAAATGTAGTAGGTAAAATGATAACAAAATTAGCACAACACGGTGCTAAAGATTTACCTAAGACACCTGAAGTACAACGTGCGATTGCTAATCAGGCTATGAAAATAGAAAAAAACGTAGATAATGCTGTCAAAGCAGGTACTGGCGCTGCCGGAGCAGTTGCTGGCAAAGCAATTTATGATAAGAGAAAAGATAAATCCAATGAGGGTGCCGGTGTAATTGCAGGTGGCATGAGCAATTTTGAAGAAGGATATAATCCACTTGATGACGAGCGCCGCGAACAAGCCAAAATGGATGCTGAAAAAAGAAAATTTAAAAGAGATGAATTAGAGGCTGAGTTGCGCAATGAACCAAAAAATAACTATGCTGTTTATATAGATGGTCGTTACTGGAAAACTTTTGCCGATAAAAATCAAGCAGAAAATATTGCGCGTTCATTAATAAGAAAAGGTAAAAAGGCTAAAGTGCATTTAGCAGAGACACCTTCATCAGATAACGGAGCAGATTTTTTAGATCGTTTAAAGCGCGGTCCATTAGCACAAAATCCTAAAGGAAGTGCATCTGAAAAAATGTTATTACAGCGTTATATCAAAACTCCAATGATTCAAGATTATGATTTATCTGCTGAAGAATGGATAGGTCAAGCGACTAAATGGTTGGCATCAAATCAGCAAAATATTAAGAAAAATTTTCCTGACGTTGATACTAGCAATCTAATTGATTTAGCAACTAAAATGTACGAAGATTTTTTAGCGATGCAAGGAAAATTAGAGGAAGATTTAAAGGAAGAACAATTGGATGAAAAGAAAGACGCTTGCTATCATAAAGTTAAGAGCCGTTATAAAGTATGGCCAAGTGCATATGCCAGCGGTGCATTAGTTAAGTGCCGTAAAGTAGGCGCAAGCAACTGGGGCAATAAGAGCAAATGAGATATCGTCATTTACTTGAAGCATGTTGGAAAGGATACCACAAAGAGGGTATGAAAACCATGTTTGGTAAAAAGTATCCTAACTGTGTCAAGAACAAAAAGACGAATGAAGATAGTATGGACAGTGATAAAGTCCGTAGAATACAACATATGCTTAATAAAAAGTATAGGGCTAATCTAGATGTTGATGGAGTGTTAGGCCCGCTCACACTCAAAAGTATAGAAAAGTTTTTACCAAACGTGAAAAAGCAAGGTGCACCTGAACCTGATAAAAATACAGCAGTGCAAGGATTAGAGAAAAAACTAACTGAACAAGAGTTAGAAGAAGATTTACGCAAATGGTTCAAAGAAAAGTGGGTACGTTTTGGACCAGATGGCAAGATTCGCGGAGCATGTGCTAGAGGTAGCAGTAGCGAAGGTAAGCCTAAATGTTTACCACAAAGCAAGGCACATAGTCTAGGTAAGAAGGGTCGTGCAAGTGCAGCAGCACGTAAACGTAGAGAAGATCCTAATCCAGAACGTAGTGGTAAAGCAAAGAACGTAGCTACAAAAAGTAAGAGAGATAGCAAATGAGTAAGATATCAGAAGGAATAGGCGGAGCAGTGGTAGGCGGGGTAGCAGGAAATTTAGCCCCTGATGCTTATAACAAAATTGCAGATAAAACTGGACTCCCAAAAGTTGATACTGATACTGTAGGTCCTTTAGGAGTTGATCTGGACACTATAACCACTGTAGGCGGTGCATATTTAGGTCATGGATATCAAAAAGATAGAAAGGCAAAAAAAGAAGCAGAAAAAATAGCACAGACTTTAGCGAGCCAGCAATCATCACAGGCTGCTACTACGCCACCGGCAGCATCTGGATCTAGCGGACCTCCTAAAGTTGGTAGTACAGGACAAGCTATTAAAAGCGGTTTAAAAAACGTAGATGTAAAAAATTTGAGTAAAAAAGCACTTGCAGCCGCAGTTTTAGGTTACCTCGGAAAAAAGGCGTATGATGCTTATAAAGATTTACCTAAGTTAGATTCTGTGTTAACACCCAGTGCTCCTCAAGCATCTTCCTCTGAACCTGCTGCATCTCCGCCTCCAACTACTCCTGTAACAGGCACTCAAACAAATCCTGATGTAAACTGTCAACCTGATCCAGTTACTGGTAGATTGCCTCCTGGTTGCGGAAAATTAAATGAAAGTAAATCAAGTATTATTGAAGGGCTTGATTTAGCACAAGAAAATATAAAAGGACAAATTGCTAAAAATTTAGGTAAAGGCTATGATTACTTGAAAGATTTGTATCTAAAACGTATAGGTCAAACTACTAAAAAAGATGTTGAAGATTGGTATAAACAACATGGCAGTCAACCTGCAAGTCCTATATTAAAACCTGGCAGTGATTTTAAAAAGGGAGAACCTATCACATATAGCGATATTAAAAAATGGGATGAATTACCTAAAGAACAACAACAAATATTATTTGACAAATTATCAAAGACTAAAGCAGGTCGTAATACTTTAGCCGGCTTAGGTGCAGGTGCAATAGGAGGAACTATTGGTACTGGCATGTATATGGGTAGTGAAAGGGCATTTGACCAAGCAATGAAAGATAGTCCTAAACCTGAAGTAAAACCACCTAAACCACAAAAGAAAAAAGAAGAACCTGCAGTTGCGCCAGCAGTGCCTGTCGATTCTGATGAACGTCAACCTGGTCAACTCGCTGATCCTATCACACAGGATCAAATAGATCAGTGGCGCAGTGATGATGATCAAGCCGCATCAGATAATAGAATTAGAAATTCTCAAATCGCACCTGCTCCAGAAGCCCCATCACAAAGTTGCGTAGTAAACGGAGATGTATTAGATTTGTCTCCTGAAGATTGCGCACGTTTTAAAGACATGTCAATTCAAGAAGAAAAATTAGATGAGTTAAGTCCTAAAGCCATTAATGCGTTTTTAGACAAAGCATCAGCAGCAGTAAGAGGTGGTAGACCTGAACCTGCAAAAATAAATCCAATAACTAAGCAAATAGCACCTCCGGGTTGGAAAGTGGCTGCTGGAAAAGTTGCTAAACCTGGTACAGCAATGGATCACTATGCTAAAGTCAAAGCAATTGAACCTGTTAAAGAAAATACAAATCAATTAATTAATTTAATTGCTCAAACAAATAAAATAAAAGATCCTAATTTAATTTATGCTGGACAAAAATTAACTTTACCGGGCGGTTTATCATATACTATTAAGCCAGGTGATAACCTTACTAAGATTGCTAACGCTATGTTAAAACAGCAGCAACCTGATGAACCTATGCAAACTGTCACAGTGACAACAAAAAGTCCAAGTTCAAAATATCCTGATAGTGGATTAGAACCAGGACAAACATTTGCAGATCCTAGAAACAATCCAGGCAATTTAAGATTTTTTAAGAATTTAAATAAACCTGGGTATGTATTAGATAAAGCAATAGGTGTAGATAAAAATGGCTTTGCTGTGTTCGCTACACCTGAAGATGGTTTAGATGCTATGAGAAGGCAGATTGCTATAGATGCACGTAAAGGTTTGACTGGAAGAGAATTTATTCATAAGTATGCTCCAGTACAAGACAGAAATGATCCTGAACTATATACTAAAAACGTGTTCGGTGAATTAGGTCTTGACCCTGATCAACCTCTTGATCCTAGAATCATACCTATGATACAACCATTAATGGTAAGACAAGAACATGGAAAAGAGGGTATGCATTATTACTACCCAGAAACTGATCCAAGAAATAGAATTACAGGACTCAATGAAATGGAAATATTACAACGATTTTTAGATAGAGAAATTGAAAGAGGCGCACAAGCACAAGCACAAAAAGATAAAGCACAGGCTGCAAAAGAAAAGCCAGTCGCAAATCCTAATGCTAGATATAAAGTTCCAGGAGAACCAAAATCAGCACCGTATGATATAAGCGAACCGCCAAAAACTTACTCTGATGCAGAAATTGCTGCTATAGCATTACCTAAAGATATTGAGGATGCAAAAAAACTTAAAAAAGTACCAGAAAACAAAGTTATAGGTACAGGCAGATATGTTGTGTTTAACGCTACGACTGGTTTAAGATTACACACAAACGATATTAACAAGGCTGTTAATGCTGCACAACTTATGGCTAAAAAAGATTTAAACAGACCAACTATGGTTTACGATACAGAAACAAAATTTCCTGTAGCAGCATATAAAGGTTCAGAAGAAATGTATCAAAGTAGAAATACTAAACACGAATAAAGGAATATAAAGTTGTATGAAGGCTAAAGATTTTGTCAGTGAAAAATGGACTGAAAAATACAAAAAATCTATAAATTGTTCTAACCCTAAAGGCTTTAGCCAAAAGGCACATTGCGCTGGGCGTAAGAAAAACGAAGATGCCACTACAATGCCAGATACAGAAATGCCTGATGTTAAACAAGACGGGAAGTTAAAAACTGGTCTTAAGAAGGTAGGTAAATTTATTGGTCGTGGATTAGGAGCGTTAGATTTTGTTGATGCAGCAAATAAATTTAGTAAAGGTGATATAGAAGGAGGAGCAGGGTCAACTTTGTCAGGCATAACTTATGCTGTACCCTTTGTTGGACTACCATTAGGACTTGCTAAAGATTTAGCAAAAGAAAAAGGATATGATCCTCTAGATTATTCTAGCAAGTCATTTCCAAAAGGTCCTAAAGGTGAAACACTGTATCCAATAACACCATTGGAGAATAAGTCAAATATGCTTAAAGGCATACTAATCGCTGAAACATACAGCACTGGTACAACTATAGGTAGTGCAGGTATAGGCGGTGGCAGTGGTTTAGGTATTGAAGCAAGTCCTATGACGAAAATATTGCAAGGTCAATTGGATGAAGCAGGCACACGCGCAGGTGCTCTTAACACTGTAATTCAATTATATAAATCAATTCAGAAAGGCGGTCTTGCTAATGAAATAGAACTTCAGCAAAGACAGATGAGAGCATTGATGCGCAAATATGGTATAGGCTATGAAGATATGGGAGTGAAGTCTCCGCCGCCTACACCTCCTCCTGTTACTCCTGCAGGTACAACAACTAAAACTCCTAAATCTTGGGTAGATACACTACCGTCGTTTGATGAACCTAAACCAACATCAAATTATAAACCATGGGAACCCGAAGTGTTCAAAGAATTCGTAGATACTGGCGGCGGTGGTGACAGCGATGATGAAATGGAACAGCGCGTCATTGAAATGTATTTTGAGGACGGATTACGCGAAACAGAAATCGCTAAATTAGAAGGCATTCCAGAAGTACAAGTACATAACATCATAATCAAATATCTAAATGGTGATCGTCCAATGGATGAAGGCACACCTGAAGGTAAAGGGAAAAAAGTGGGTGAAGGATGGAAAGGCGCGTTAGCCGGAGGAGTGGCCGGAGGTATGATTGGGGGCATACCCGGAGCACTAATCGGCGGTACTATTGGTTATGGATTGGGCGGGGCAAACGATGATTTACCTAATGATGTAGAGTCAGCATATGAACTAGGTCAACAAGCTGCTCGTAACGGGGAAACAGAAGATGATAATCCTTACGAAGAAGGCATGTTTGGTCCCTCTGAAGCAATGGAAGCATGGCATGAAGGTTGGGAAAGCGTCCAGCAGGAAGTGGATGAAGGCGCACCTGAATTGTTAAAAAAGGAAATGCCCTTAGTTCGCCATATTGATAAAATATTAGCAGGACATGGTTATAAGAAAGGCACTCCAGAATACGATGAACATTTCAAACAGTTAATGGCTTACCTTCGCAAATTTGGAAATATAGACCTAATCAATAAGCAAGATGTGGCGGAAGGTCACGCTGATCAACAACGCAAAGTATTCAAGAAAAACGGCAAGCCAGTAGGTGAAGTCGGTATTGATCGTGAATCAAGTCCAGGTGTTGGGCAATGGTACATGAAGTGCTATGCTTACGATATAGACTATTCAGGTTACGACTCATATGAAGAAGCCGTAGCAGAACTAAAACATTGCCTAAAGCAAGATGTGGCGGAAGGTGAAGTTTCAATAAAAGAATACGGCGGTTATGAAACTAAAAGAATAATTCAGTATAGTAAAGATAATCCACCAAATATGGATTATTTGTATCAGCAATTTGTTCAAAGAATGTTGAATCCTGAAAACACAGTTGATCCTGATGACTGGATAGACCAAGTAAATAAGTTTTATAATTTAAATTTTAAATGGCGTGATTACCAAGAACGCGGGAAAAAAGACCATACAAATAACTGGCAACGCATCATACAAAGATATGTTGTTCAAAGACCATGACACATTTGAGTGAAAACAATATAGGATATTTTAAACATTTATACAGAGCATGGCGTTGGGCATTAATATTATTAGTGCATGGAATATTTCCAGAACTATATAAGACTACAGTAAGTGATGAAATTTGTAAAAAAAAGGATAGTGATCCTTACAAAAAATATTTAATAAATGGATTATAGGAAGTTATTATGTTATCAGAAAGTTTGAAAAAATTACTAGCAAATAGTTATGCATTTGTCATCAAAGCCCAACAGTTCCATTGGAACGTAGAGGGTCCAGATTTTCCTCAATATCACGAATTTTTTGGTGATCTATACAGTGAAGTTTATGCTTCACTAGATAAAACTGCTGAATATATCAGAACATTGGATGCCTACACACCTGGTAGCATGGAAAGATTTATAGAACTTAGTGAGATCAAAGGTCAAACTATGATTCCACGCGCTGAACTTATGTTTGAAGAAATTTTATCTGACAACGACATAGTAATCAGTTGTTTAAATGAGTGTATGGGCCATGCTAAAAATGAAAATAATTATGGCATAGAAAATTATATCGCAGAACGTATGGATGCACATGCAAAGCATGGTTGGATGATTAGATCCATACTTAAGACAGAAAGGGCATAAACGATTGTGCAAAGCAAAGAGTTTGTACAAGAGGCTAGTCCTGATACATTAGCAGGAAGTTTTACAGACGATCTTATAGATAGCAAAGTCTGGTTATGTAGTAAACTTAAAGAAGGTTTGGGAAATAATTGTGCCCGAACCATTTATGTTTTGGGTAGTTGGTATGGAAATCTTGCCCTTTTAATAAAGGCTGCTGACATTGTTTTTGATAAAATAGTATTGATTGATACTGATGAAAATGCACTTTCTATCAGTGAAGAATTATTAAGACCTTTTTTTAATCCTGGACAACTAGTTTTTATTAACACTGATGCATGTGATGTCATTTATGACTGTCCGGGTATAGTGATCAATACCAGCGTTAATGATATGAGTTATGATTGGTTTGACAAGGTCCCTAAAGGCATGCGCATCGCTGTTCAAGCACGTAACGGTACCGAATTCGCTACTACCAGAATTCCAGATATGGAACAATTTAATGATATGTTCCCCATGCAAATAGTTAGTTATTTAGGTAGCAAAGAACAAACAGACCCAGAAACCGACTATATTAGGTTCATGAAAATAGGTAAGCGAAAAGTTCTTTTTTGTAATAAATACTATTGAGGTTCTACTATGAAAATTCAAGAGATAATGGAAGCAAAGGCTAAAAAGCAAAAAGATGATTTTGACGACAGTGATGAGGTAGTACCTGACGCTGATCAGGATGATGTAAAGAATATTTTCATGCAGATTAAACATGGTTTAAGTTTATTACAAGCCAGAGATCATGATGCTGAAGAGTTTTCTATACCTATTAAGTTCGCCGATAAAAGTATGGTGCATCTAGATAATAAAGTGATTAGAGCCTTTTTAAAGAAATTCATGGACGCTAAGCCTGGAGATCGTGAGAAGATGCAAGATATTGCTATCAAAAGTCCCCAGGGTTTTAGAAGTGCGTTAAATTTTCAATTAGAACCAAAAGTTAAAAACCAAATCAAAGGCACTCGTTATTTGAGTCACTTTTCCGGAGATCATGATGACAAATAAAAACAAGTTTTTTCTAGGTGTCGCTGTAGGTGTATTAGCCGGTTTGATTATTTTCAAAGACGCATTTGCTAATCCATATAACTATAAAGTTGTTAAAGTAAGTGACGGTGATACTATACAGTTTGAAGCACCATTCATGCAACAATATCTAGGTCTAAAGCCAGTATTAGCATTACGTGTATTAGGTGTTGACACACCAGAGAAAGGCGGTCGCGCACAATGTCCACAAGAAGATGCTAAAGCACAGGCTGCTAGCGCATTCACTAAAGATGCTGTAGCAAAAGCAAAAGTTATACAGTTTGAAATCAAAGACCATGATAAGTTTGGTGGTCGTGTATTGGGCGATGTTTTTTTAGACGGTCAACGCCTATCAGAACTATTGATTAAAAATGGTTATGCCCGTGCTTACTTTGGTGAAAAGAAGCAGAGCTGGTGTAACTAATAGGAGATTCTATTATGTTAGAAACACTATTTTGGATATTAGTAGGTGCATTCATAGGTTGGAATTTTCCGCAACCTAGTTTTGCTAAGTCAATACAAGAAAAATATTTACAAAAACACATAGATAAAGTAAAAGCATTTTTACCATTCTTTAAATAATTTATTGACTTTATAATATTGTGATCATATAATAACTATATGAATCATAAACCTAAACAACTCACTAAGAAAATATATGAAATTGCCCTCAACACCGGGGGCAGTTTCTACCCGGAAGTAAATCCTGATACACTACAGCGTTTTGCTGAAGCAATCGTAGAAGAATGCGCTACTGTGGCAGATAGTAACAGCAGTTATCCTTATAAGGATTATGGTGATAAGATTCGCGCACATTTTGGACTAAAGGATTTTGTATGACAAGTATTGATTTACCAGAATTGAAATTTCGTGAAGGCGACTATGTTCGCAAGACCGGCGGCACTTATGAAGCAGACGGAATCATTGTAGGTATCGCTGTCACAACACGCGGCGATGTAAGATATGTTTTTGAATTTGAACAATTTCCAGGCATGCTACATATCTTCAATGAAGGTCAACTACAACATA